CGTGAAGATTTAAAGGTTTGCCCACCGTGTTTTCATAAACTAGGCGTTAGCTAATTTATTAAAGTAGTCCATTGAATCATCTGACTCTTCTACTTGAGTTTCCACGATTGGTGCAGATACTTCCTTTGTATCTACGATTGGTGCAGCAACAGGTGCATCTTCTAATGTATCTGTTACATTACCTACAGTTGTCTTTCCAGACAGAACTATATCTAATCGTGTTTTCAATTCGTCATATGATTTGAAAGCATTTGAATTAGTAAACTCATCTAGAGGATACTGTTTCTTCCAAGTACTTTCTATGGCACTTTCTTCTTTAAAGATTGCAGTTGGACTATCGAACTCTGACTTATCATAGTTCCAGTAGCCGTCTACCTTACGGATTTTTAACTTGAAGTTAGCACCTTCCCAAAAGTCGAAAGGGTTAACTGCAACATCATCAGGAAAAGCAGGTTGCATAGATTCCATAATCTTGTCAAAGATTTTCTTACCATAACGGAATAGAAAAACTTTGCCTTCGTTTTCTGGATGTTTCGCATCACTCACTACATATACGTTTGAGTAATACTGCAACTTACGTTTCTGTTTCCTTGCAATTTCCTTATCTGATTCAATGCCAGTATTCCACAATGCTGTGTTATGTTCTGATACAGGGTCTTTACCAATATCACCACTACCAATTGTGGTTCTAGAGTTCTCTATATACCATTGACCAGTCGGCCCTTGAAAAGCGTGACTCCATAGTTTTGCCCAAGGCAAATCTTCACCCTCACAAGATGGTAAAAATCTAAGAACTGCATAACCATTACCAGATTTATCAAGCTCTGGTTTCCATAGTCTTTCGTCCTTATATGATTTCTTTCCCTCTTGGGGTGCAGAATCTTCTTTAACTGCGTTTAAAAGTTTATCGAGCGAATTGCTCTTTCTTAACGATTCTAGTGACATTTGTCTCTCCTTATGTTATCGTATGTTATTGTATAAATTATCGTATGCTATATATTCTACATTAGGGTATTCTGCAACCATTTTATTTACTGGACTAACCCACTTAAAGTTCACGATATTATATTCATTAAACAAAGTATTAAGCTGGTTATTCCAATTGATTGGATTAAACCCTTTTGCAGTTTCGGGCAGATAATTAGCACTACCCTTATACACGTTATTTAGTGGTTCTTTGTAGTCACTACTGTCGAACCCCACCATGTATATCTCGTTAGCACCCCCTTGACACGCAAGGTGTAGTGCTGTATTTCCAGCAGACCATTGAGTAGGGTACTCAATAGATTTAACCATATCCTCACCATCAACCCATGTAATGTATATTCCTACATTCATTTCTGCTTTTAATTTTAAATCTTCGTAATCCAAATTTGGATTATCTTTCATAGCTTGTTTTATATTTGCATGAACTGTTTCTGGTTCTTTACCTTGTATCACACAGTTTGTTCTACCATCTCTAGGTGTTTCAAATATTCTCTCTGGTGGATTAGTAGTTTTCATTACATCTACAATACCACTTGTGCCTGGCAATATATCCCAATCAGTAAACCAACAAGTGTTGTTTTTAGCATACCCAGATTGGTATATCTCTTGTTGCATGTTATAGTCTACAGATACAAGATTGTCTACTTGCATATCACGATATACTGCATTACAACCCCACGTTTGAATTTTACTTGGTATACTTGTTGGCCAGACTTTACCCAGTCTAGATTCTCCATTACCATATACTATTACTTTTTTATACACGTTTGGTAAATTTCCTTCTAGGACTATATCCTTGTGGCCACTCTGGTTGTCTACTTGCAAGTTTCTTTACTCTCTCACTCATCTCGTTATATCTAATTGTCAATTCTGAACATTGATGTTCTAATTGATGGATACGAGATTCTTGGTTTTTACACTTATGTTCAAAAAAACCTTCTGAACTGTTGGACATAATTTACTCCTGTTTTATCAATGTTATAAGAACCATCTTACACTTATTTTTGTCGAATGTCAAGAACTTTTTGTAATTTTTTATCATTTTATTTATATTAGGCCAAATGACATCATCACCTAATTTCTTATCCCAATTTTTTGTATATTGTACAAGGTCGTCAAGGATAACCATAGCCTCTATAGATACACGATTACCAAGATATTCTTTTAGAAGTTTTGGGTGTGAACTCTCTGGTATCTCAAAGATACTATTCAGTTCGTTATCTTCTACTAATGGAAGCATTTCTTCTTTAAATGTGTATGTTAAACTCTGCATACGTTTCTTCCATTCCATATAGTTGTCGTCACTAAAATCACCTAACCAGCCCTTTTGATTCTTTATGAAGTTTGATAATAGATAATCTTTGACTGTATCTTTATCTTTGTATTTTCTTGATGTTCGTACAAAGAAATGTCTATCGTTACGTTTCCAAAAAGAACTTTTGGTTACTGAGGATTTACCATTATATTTAACAAAGTCATAATCACTCTTTCCAAAATGTGCTTTCAATGCACAATACATTTGATATACTTCAACTGCTTCCATTGTTTATAAATTTCATATAGGTAATTGTGCCATCTTAGGAAGAAAGTTTAAATCTCTTGCGTTGACTTCTATCTTCTCTTTAAGTGCTTTTGTAATAAGACTAGATACTTTGTCTGGTTCGATACCATTATTATAACAATACAATAGTACAGCATCCATGTGTGTTATCTTTTTATCTTTGGCTATATTTTCTATTTCTAAAGAAAACACTTTAGGTGTTTGTACTGGTTCTTTGGGTGTTTGTACTTCTTCTTCTTTCACTTCCATAACTACTCCGTCATAATAAGGGGTTAAGGTGGGGCATTGCACCCCACCAAATGTACTAATTATATTTCAGCACATGCGTAACAGTTAATTTCTAAACCAACAGCTACTTCTTTTACTACAGGTGATTTCCACATTGTAAATCTCCAGTTAAATTGGTGAACTTTCTGTTGCTAGGTAGTTCACCGAAAACCCCGAATGGTTATGCAGCTAGTGCAAAACCCTCATACGCAAAATTATCGTTTGCATTTACTATTTTTGACCTATAAAGCAGTCAACCTACAACTCTCCGTTTTACTATACAATACCAGTCGAACCTATTTCGCCCCCTAAATCGAAGCTATCTAGTTTTGGTGGAGGCGTGGGGTATCGCACCCCAGTCCTGTCTATTCTTCGTTCCACTTCAACAAGTCGTATATTATATATACCATAAAAGTATTGTCTTTGTCAATAGTTATTATAGGTTTATTATTAAAATTTAAATTCTTGTTCGAAAAATACTACACCATCATCATCAGCATTCCAGCTGTTGAAATCTTTACCAGTTTGTTTAGTCCAACCAAACTTAATAGTGCTACCAGTTCTTTGTTTGTATTTCCCAAACAGTCTTAACTTACTTTCTTGGTCTTCATCTAAATCATAATAATATCTGTAGCCACCAGACCAACCTGGCAACGTACTAAAACCTTTTTCTTTTTCTTCAGATAAAGATTGGAAGGAAAATAAAACTATTAAAATTATTAAAACATACTTCATATCACTCTTCTCCTATAGGTCTTTTTCTTTGTACCAATTGTCAACTGCTTCCTTTAATAACGGAATATATTCTGCCTTTTCTTTAACAAACTCTTGGACAGTACCATCTTCTGTAACTACTAACACTACAAGTTGATTGATTGCCTCACCAGTTCGTTCCTCATACATTTCAGCATAGGCTGCACATTGTATATAATAGTTTTCAATCCACTCATCTTTCTTTTCTCTCGTTGATGTCTTGAAATCTATAATGGATAGTTCGTTATCGTATTCTGCAACGCAATCTACACGTCCAGCAATACCATACTTATTACTCCACATACCAGCCTCTAGTTTCTTAATGTTATCTATACTCTCTAATCTACCAGAAAGTTTCTTGAACATACACCACGGCAAGAAATTCTTTTCATGTTCTTTCCATTTGGTAGGCCATTTAAGATGCATGTTGTTTAAATAATCTTCAGCCATTTGATGGACTTTCATACCACGATTAGCAGCTGTTCTTGCAATGTGATTTGCAACATCATGCCCAACTCTATTACGCCACTCCATAAGACTCTTCTTATTTCTGATTGATAATATTGTTGTGATTGAAGGGTAGTATTGCCCCTCTGGTGTTTCATAGACACGAACACCTTCTTTGTTTATTGCTGTTATAGAAGGCAACTCTACTGTATCATGGTTAAATTCCATTATATATACCTTATTTAATAATCTCGAGCTCCAATTTTATCACCGACTATTCTCATTCTTTCGACTAATCGTTGTGCTCGATTTGTTACTTGGCGATACCATTTGCTATCCACCATCTCATCTGCAGCTTGATTCCAGTTCAAGGAATCTATACCACGTTTCATACCCTTGAATTTACTCAATCTAGTTCTACCTAGATTAAACATCATGTTGGCTACGATTTGTTGTACCTCTTCAGGTAATTTTTCAAAGTTGTTATATAGTTTATTGCAGTCTTTAATTACTCCTGCAACATCTTGCTCGAAGCATTCTGCGACTCTTTCTTTTTTGACGATAGTCCCAACTGCCTGTCCATTTTCGCTGTCAGTATTAATAACCAAATGACCGATACCAAAAGTAGGCAGCCCAAGGTGGTCAAGATAAATGTCATATCTTACTCCTTCATCTATTTCTAGTTGTTCTCTTAGTTGTTTTATATTCATTAGTCAATCCCCAATCCTAATTTTGTTTTCTGGATTAAATAGCTTCTTACAAATCCAGAACGAACAATATCACCAATATCAAACTCTACACAATTAAACTCTTCCATCTCTTCTAGTATTCTTAGGAAGTCGTGTAGACCATTCTTTTCACTTGTTCTTGATAAATCTGATTGTCCAAAATCACCACAGAATACAATCTTTGAGTCTTGTCCTACTCTTGTGATAATAGTGTCCAGTTCGTGAAAGTTTAAATTCTGACATTCATCTACAATAATAATACTATTGTCAAATGTTAGTCCTCTTAAAAAAGATGTAGATAAGAAATACAAACTACCTTGTTGTTTCAACTTTTCATATAGCATACTAAATGCTTGTTCATTAGGTTGTTGGAACATGAACTGAACCATGTTTGCATAAGCAACTTGATATAGTGCAGCCTTATCTTCTTCATCGCCTGGCAAGAACCCTATCTCCCTTGTGGGTATAAGAGAACGCACCAATACAACTTTATCATATTTTGTTTGTAAGTTCATTACATCTTGTAATGCAAGATATAAAGATACAAAAGTTTAACCAGTTCCAGCACAACCAAATAAAAACTGATTCTTTTTTTGTTTCCATGTGTCGAATACTATTTTTTGATTGTCTGTAATAGGTTTAACAGATATTAGATTGGAAGAGCCTATCTCTAACTTTTGTTTTTTAGCCATTATAATTCCTTAATAAATTGATATTTATATTATTCCATGTTTCTTTACAAGTTCATTTGATTTTTTCTGTCTGATAGTTTTACCATCACCAAATCTATCTGATAGGGCACTATTTGGATGACTCTGTGCAATCCTACTGAATACCTCTTTCATACCACCGTCCATACCTTTACCAGATGGATTACCAGATGCAACATGGTCACCAACAATAGCTGGTGATGTCAATTCTTGTTTGATGTTTGGATTGTCTTTTAACATTGTTTGAAGATTGTCCCATGAACAGAATTCCTCATAGGTTTCTTTAGTTTTCGTGTTGGTCAATACATAAGTTGGCATAATATTCTCACTAGTTTTTGTAAAATGATGCTATAGTAGATGGTGATTCTCCATCATACTTCTTTTCGTCTTTATCTATGTTTTTTCTTAAATCTGCTGACACATTTATATAGTGTCTAAGTTTTTCTTCTGAAGTTTCTGGTGTTATCAATTTTCGCATTTCATGTGTTGTTGTTAAATATACTTTTAAATGTCTTACCTCATCATTTAAAGTTTTAATTCTTTTCATAGCTCCATAATATGCTTCGGTCAATTCTTTCATATCTCTTTTAAGAGCATCAATATCTGAATTACGATAATTAGATTTGCCCGAATCATCTTGCATCATTCTTTTTAGAAATGCATCATGTGATTCGTATTTTTTAGGTGTGTCTGGC